TTGCCTTGCGCAAGCGCCTGTTCGATCTGCTGGATGGCGTCCTTGATAATCGGTAAAAGCTGGGTCCAAGACTGCATATCCGTCTGTTGCCGCGGCCGGCCCGTCGTGCCTGCCTCAATCTTAACCTCCACCATCGTATGCAGATCCTCAATATCCATACCTTGAGGCCAATATGCCTTGGGACCTGCGAGCCGCTGTACGTCGCGAATTGATAAACACTGCAATGCCTGCTGCCCAGTGTTCTGGGCAAGTTCAGTCAGCATCTCCTCTAGCGAATCGCGGTTAGCGGTCGTGCGGGCCTGCGTCCCTGATTGCTGAATATTCGCTTCGGTCGCTGTCTTCGGGTTGCCAGGCCCCGACATCGCAGCGGATAAAGCTTCTTGAACGCCACTGATGCGCTCCATATCGTTCAGAATATACGTCGGGTCGAACACTCGCATATCGATGGCCGCAACTGGCTTCGGCGCAAAAAGGTTCGCGAGCGGCGTCTCTGGGTTGCTCGGTCGCAGCCCTGTGTACTCCTGATGCTTCGATTCGGTCAGCTTCCGGGCTTCCGTTTCGTCCATCATGGTGGCGTTGAACAAGACGCCCGGTATAGAACGTTCGCGGGTCAGGCGGAAATTCGAGCGACTGGCTGAATATTCGTCCTGCAATTTGTACAGCCGCCATGATAGCGACTGGGCATGACGCTGCCCGTCCACTTCGTAGAAGGCAAAGTAGAAGTAGGGATAGAACCGTGCGGTCGGGTACGGCGGCGGATACGGCTGTTTGGCCCATTTCTTCACTCCGTCGACAATGGTGCGAATCTGCTTGTCGCGTCGGTCCCAGATCTCCACCAGTCGGTAAAACCCCGGTGAGTTCGGCGTCGACGTGCTGGTCACGAACGCCTGTGCGCTCTCAGCGGTCAGCATTCCCTGCGGCAGGACGTTATCGATGTCGCGCGATGTCAATTCTTTCGGCACAGTTTGATAGTACAGTTTCGCCGTCTTCAGGTCTTCGGCCGTGACGAGCGGGCACCGCGCAAGACAGTCTTCTTTCGCCACGAACATTTCATTGCCGATCCAATCCGCATCCGCATAATCCTCGATCGAGTTGATATCCGTCGAGACCTGCATATTCTGCGTCTCAACGAAATCGATAACGAACATCGTGTTGACTGCAACTTCAAGTTTTTCTTGCAAAGATTCAATAAGCTTCTGCTTCTCTAACTTTTCCGCCTCGAGCGTCTCAGGGTCGCCGTGGTCTGGGTCTTCGAGCAACTTCTCCTGCGCCTGAAGCCGTGACATGGTCTCTTTGGCATCATTTAACGCCTTCTCAACCTCCGGCTGCGGCTCGCGCTCAGAGACCATCGTGCACTTGAACCAACCTTCCGCGTTAGAGAGGACGCTACGCACGCCCTTACGCGCGGCTTTCTTGAGCTTGCCGCCCAGCCATAAGTGAGAGATTACAATTTCAAGCGTCTTTGCAAACGCTTCCATTTCGGTCGTATCGGTCTCGTCTACTTGCCGGGCCTTGGTTACGGATACGTCAGGATTACGTGCGTATAAAAGAGCGACCAGAATATCGATGAACGCGCCGATAAGATTCGTCGTGACTGCCCAGGCCAGATCCGACGTGCCCGCGGCATAGCGCCGATCGATTGCGATTTGCTTGCGAAAGTTTTCATCAAACTTGCGTGCATCGTCGTAGGTCGCCCAGAGTTTTTTGACCAGAGCTTCCTCTTGCTCTGTATCTTCTTTGTTCTGCGGATCTTCCTCAAGATCGTCTCCCTGCATACCCAGCGCTTGACGTGGATCTGACAGCACTCCGGCGGCGCCAGTGTGCACACCGTTCGACGCACCGCCGGTTGAGGTTGCCATTACAAATCCTTAATGATCGGCGCCGGAGACGGAGTAAGGTTAGGAATAAGTTCAACGCCTTCAACCGACTGCGCGATATCGGCCGCCTGCTCTGCCGTCAACGTCGGGCGTTCAAGTACCTCCGTATCGACGGGTTTCATGCCGGGGCGCGAATACCTCACGTCAGAAGAACTTTTTCGAAACGCCCGGATGACTCTCGGCCGCTGTCACCGTCGCGAGCGCAGGCGGATTCGGCACCGCACCGCCAACATGCTTCACATTGGAGACAACCGTCAAAATCGCCGCAGGATCGCCACGTCCTGGACCAGATTCTACTTGCGCCATATTAGAATACCTTATTGAGCAGCCAGCCGACGAGGCCGAACTTGCCCACGATGTAGCCGCTACCTGCGGCAATAGTGTGCGGAACGTGCGCCGAAACGAACGCAACAACCTTGGCTTTCAAGGTCACAACTTCTGCTTTCACTGCTTCGATTGGATCTGCCATTGGAAACTCCTCTAAAAGAACCGGACTTTCGGTTTCTCCGAATCAGAACCGTACATCAGCCATTTCTCTGTGAAGGGTACCAGAAGAGGCTTCCTCTCGGCAACTGGTGGTCTGGCATCAAACATTTGATCGATTCCACGCCCTACCAAGCCACAAACGTCCGCCGCGTCATCCCAACGGCCGCCAGGGAACTTAACCAGAGTGTCTATTACGTGGTCTGCCCAAGCCCGACGAATGGGAAAGTGCACCATGCCGGCCGTCGCTCGCGCGTGGAATGCCTGCAACTTCACTGCCTTATCATCAAGCGATGGCAGTTGTTCGACGGTGCAAATGCGGTTGGCGTCTTGCATAGCCTTGCGGATTGCCGGGCCGATTGCTTTGTCGATAATGCCGCCTTCGTTGAACCACTTGATGGGCTTATATGTGCCGAGCAGTTTCACGAAGTTCGAAATACTTACATCCGTCTCACATTGTTTGTACCACCAATCGATGGCCCAGAGATGGCCACTCTTGTCGATCCCCCATACGCCGTGCTCACTATAATCGGGTTCTTTCTTGCCCTTCTGCGGGTCCATGGTGGCATAGTCAGAAGCTCCGTAGATTCGCAACGTCTTCGGTAAGCAATCTAGATTGTCTGGATCATAGAGTTGTATCAAAAGACGTGATCCTTGCAAATGTGTGCAGGATCGTCATCAATCCATACGTCGGCTTGAAAATGTTTTTCTTTTGCAGTGAATGCACAACAGATGACCGGAATTCCTTCTACTGGCGGTGACTGGCACGGATGCCTACTAGTAACCACTGTTACGGAATGTCCGTGGGTTATTGCTAATTTCACAAATTCCGTCCAGAAAATTGGATCAGCCGTTATTGTATTATCGTAATCTAGTGCAATTTTCATTAATCTACCCGCGCGAGATCAGGGTCATAGTATTTAAACATTTCTCGGTTAAAGTGGACTCCAGTGAAAGGAGCGGGACGCTGCTGGTAAAGAGCTGCCCATGTCCTAGCTGCTCGCGGATTGTCACGCCAAGTGGACCAATGCTCGCGAGGAAACCATTCTGGCCACAGAAATTCTCCGGGCTTGCGACCCAGCGGGTCATCTTCCCGTTCGGCCTCAGCAGGTATACAAAGCACTTCCCATCGTTGTCCGTCCCGACAATCAATAATCCCTGATTCGCCAGAATAATCGAGGGGTAATATTGCACCTGCTAGGTCCTCCTCGTGCCATCTCGTCTGTATTATTATAGCCCACATGTGTGGCTTCGCTCGAGTCATCGCCGTATCGATGTACTCGTTATAAATCTTCTCGCGTATCGTCGGCGAGTCGGCCTGCTCGCGATTGGCCACAGGGTCATCAATAATGATCCCATCTGCGCGGTTTCCGGTGATACCGGCGAGCAGGCCGGCTGCCATCATACTGCTGCCATTGTCAAGCTGCCAGTCGTCCACCGCCCGCTGATCGTCCAATAGTTTCGGCTTCGACTCCCACAATGCTGTGTAGTCAGCCCGTCGACAAATGGCACGGACCTTGCGCGACTGCTTTGCTGCAATAGACGTGCCATACGATCCTAGGATGATCTGCGTATTGCGCTTCCGGCCCATTGCCCAAGCCGGAGCAACTACGCTTGCATAAGTGCTCTTGGCTGAGCCGGGTGGCATAAACACCATGAGTCGGCCGCGCGGTGTCTCGATCGTGCGCTGCAAAGCTTGCATCAAAAGCAGATG